AGAGTTTCGTAAAGAACCAAAAAAAATACGTAAGAAACGTAAGCCGATGACCGAAGAGCAGAAAGCCGCGGCATCTGCTAGACTTGCTAAAGCTAGAGAAGCAAGAGCAAAGAAAAACCCTCCAAAGAATACTGGTATTCACCCAGATGTATTAGCAAAGCCCGATGATGATCCTTTGTCACTTGTAAAAGTGCGAGAGTGGATTAAGTCCAACAAAGAGAAGTTGCAGGGTGCCAAACAAGAAGAGCGAAGTGGTGCCAAAGGTGGCATTGCAAAAGTTGCATCTCTTGAAGGGTACATCCGGTCTATGGAACAATATATTCGTAGTAGTGTATGGAACGATATGTTCTACGGTGAACACCGTTCGATGAGGATTAAACAATCATGTCTCGCAATGGCATACAACCCAGATGGTACACCAAAAAGAACTAAGGGTATATTCTATCCAGATATTGGTGTGACATGGCAGGGTGAAGATGCTTATGCTGAACACATGGCAAGACTCGAGGAGGAATTAGTATGATTGTTGTAGACTATTCCCAAACTGCAATCAGTAACTTTATGGCTGAGATCAATCACCGTAAAGACTCATCCATTGAGGTAAATGTACCTCTCATTCGACATATGATTCTCAATACCCTACGCTCTTATAGAGCCAAGTTTGGTGAAGAGTATGGTGAACTTGTAATCGCCTGTGACAATAGGCACTACTGGCGCAGAGAAATCTTTCCGCAGTACAAAGCTGGTCGTAAGAAAGGTAGAGATGCAAGTGGACTAGATTGGAACTCTATCTTTGAAGCACTCAATGCAGTGCGAGATGAGATTGATGAATTCATGCCTTACCCTGTAATCAATGTACATGGTGCAGAGGCAGATGATGTGATTGGTGCTCTGGCTACTTATAGTCAGACTAATGACCTAACTGAACATCCTCTGTTTCAAGAACCACAGCCATTTATGATTATATCTGGTGACCATGACTTCAACCAATTACAAAAGTATAGCAATGTATCACAATACTCACCTGGTAAGAAGCGACTGATCAAAATTACTGAACCCGCTGACCATGTTATAATGGAACACATCATTACAGGTGACAAGGGTGATGGTGTGCCTAACATACTGAGCGATGATGACTGTTTTGTAGAAGGCAAGCGACAGCGACCTATTCGTAAAACTCTATTAGCAGAGTGGAAAGCAAAACCACCTGAAGAGTGGATTACGGGTGATATGGCACATGGGTATACCAGAAACAAAGCACTGGTCGATCTCTCCATGACTCCTACAGCTATCTGTGAAGAGATAGTTGACAGTTACGAGTCACAACTTGGACAGGGTCGTGGTGATATGTTTAACTATTTTGTCAAATACCAATTAACCGGCATGATGAATGTCATACAGGACTTTTAGTATGGATCTTTTTCAGTTTGCTATGTACATTATATTTGGTACACTATTCGTAGTCTGGTGGATAATTGGCTATGAGGATGACTAAATAGTATTGTTAATATAAAATAGTGGAGTTGATATGAAGAAGTTTAGACAAGTTGACGAAGGTTTGACATGGGTACTTGAAGCAAAGTCCGTTGATGATCAAGTCGGTAGATTAAAAGATTGGGCTAGCACAACACAGTGCCTTGTACCAGTTGTTAGAATTGGTGTAGGAGCAGAAAAACCAGATTTCGGTATACCAGAAGGTATGCCAGACACCGTAAAAATCAAAGACGATATTCCAGAAGGTATGGGTAATACTACCATTAATCTTGAGTGGCGTAGAATTTCTGGTTTCATAAACCCAGACGCACCAATTCACAACATTAGCCAAGCAAGGCGTGAAAGCGTATGGGTACAGATACTAGAAGGATTACATCATGCAGAAGCTAAGGTGCTTACTGCGGTAAAAGATGGTAAACTTCTAGACATCTATCCAAAACTGGAAAAGATGTTACCTACATTGGGTATTACGGAATACAATAAACCCAAAGCAAAACGCAAACCTAAAGCAAAAAAGGAGAAGTAATGAAGACTGAGATGGTTAAAGCCGCACAGGCTTATTTTGAAGGAGCAAAACAAAAGCACGTTTTAAATGCGCTTTTAATTTTAGAAAAACCAGCCGCGGTTGCAGAACATCCAGACATTATGGCTACACTTGAAACGGAATTAGGTCAAGTAGCACATTATAGTGATCTTCTCAGTGCGTTACAGGAAGTTGGTCCAAGGAATGTACAGATGACTTTACAGGAACAAAATATGGATGGTGTATCTGGTGGGTTAGGTACGGATAGGGTAACATTTACACCTCTTGAACCATAGGTTTGTACGGATCATAAAATCTACCCCATTGCCAACCATCTGGCAATTCAAATTCTAACAATACAAGGTGCCTCTTGCCATTCGGTTCAACGCACCATTTTCTTTTGGGTCTCTGAAAAGCCTTCATTCTAATTTTGTTGATGGTATCTTTTGTATGCTTACGACCGTACATAGGGTTAAATTCACCACCTCTGGTGCCAGTCATAGTCGCAGATATTTTCTTTTTATGATCCTCTTTCAACCCACTTGTGGCTGGGTGATTATCTCCCAACTTGGCTTGCCTAATTCTCTCTCTACCTTCTGGTGTGTGCCAAGCGGTGCGGTCACGACACTTATCTACTATTGGCAAGTTGGCAGTATTCAGTGTGATTACATAATCACGTATATCCTCAACAGATGATTTCTTAATGATCATCTCTCTTGGTTTAGGTACTTGCTGGAGTGAGTCTTCATCAACTATCCAGAACTCTTTTCGGTGCTGGAAGAGAAAGAAACGAGTGGAACGGGGCATAATGTAGCTATCCTGTAAAATATTATCAATTTTCTTCTATTTATATGCAAAAAAGGGTTGACTTTTACCCAGGAATGGTGCATAATATACTTGTAAATGAGAGAGGATATCAAATGTTAATAGATTATGTAAGTGCGAATAACGGTGGACTTCAGTTCTTTGGTGCCGCCGGTGATGCAATCTGGTGTGAAGTTGGTTACGGTAAGACTGCCGCTGAATGTCAAGAAATCATTTCTGAGAATGGACTTTCTGACCAAGTAATGGCTTCTTCATCAATGGACTTTGCTAGTGAGTATGGTTTCGCTAGTAACGATGATGCCAATGCTATGTACTATGAAGCAATCAAGAATTGTTCATCCGACAACTGGAAAGGTCTTTCTGCGGAGTAATCTATGAAAATCGCTATCTATACCCAAATCGAAGAAAACTACGGTGCCCATGACTGGGATGGCAAGGGTTCTTGTCCTCAGTATTGGAAGATGAAAGGTGGTAATACCTATATCATCGATATGGTGTCCGTTGAACAAGCAACAGACTCAGAATTCTGGGATGCCGCCACTCAAGCGATTACCCAATCCAACGAGTCTTGGCAAGAGTATGTAATTGGTTCTGACCTACTGGACGATTGTGAAGCGGTCACTATGGATCCATGGGAGTCTGCAATTCATATTGGACCAGATGTTGGGTCCGATGCGTGGTTAGCACTTCAGACCGAAGTGAATGGTGAGTACAATCACCTGGCACCAGAAGTTGCTAAAAAGTATTCCGCATGGAAACTAATCAATGGTGAGCAGGAAGATTTTAAATGTTCACTAGAATTTACCAACGGCAAGATACTGCCATGGGCAGAGGCTTGTGAGTATCTTAGCGAACTGAGGGCAGCCGCATGATGGAAATATACAATAAGTATGGGTGGAACTTGCAGGGTATGCAAGTCACCGCAGGGTACCTGGATGGTGATCAACCAGTTTCAGGTGTTGTGGTAAATAGCCGCGTACAATATGGCGGTAAGGTGTCCCATACAATTCTTTTAGATGATGGTTTTAATTACCAAGGTATCATTTTCCGTGATGCTGGTGAGACCGTCAATGTGGATCAGGAATTTATAAATTCTGTGTCCGAATGTTCTGGTTCTGTAGTCAGTAACTCCTATGGTAGGTCAATTTCATTTCAAGATGGTAAATCAGCACTTGACTTTTTTGGCGAAGAAGAGTATACTGCTATTAAGAATGGCACTCATTCAGAGTATAGCTATATGGAGGTATAATTGAACGTATTTTATTTACACGAAAACCCAACACTCGCCGCAGAGTACCACGTAGACAAGCACGTGGTCAAGATGGCTGTCGAGTATTCACAACTACTATCTACCGCACACCGAGTACTTGACGGTGTTGAGTGGTATGACAAGACCGCAAATGGTCGCAATATCAAGCGATGGCGCCACCCGGATGCCAGTCGAGATGACATCCTATACAAAGCATCCCACGTGAACCATCCATCCAATATCTGGTGTCGAGCATCAAAGCAGAACTATGACTGGCTGTACCAGTTGTTCCTCGCTACCCTTGACGAGTACACCTACCGCTATGGCAAGATTCATGGTTGTGCTAAAATGGTACACGTCCTACGAGACTCGCCTACCAACATACCAGACATAGGGTTTACTCAACCCACACCAGCAATGCCAGATCAGTACAAATCAGATGATTCCATTGAGGCATATCGCAACTACTACATTGGTGAGAAGTCTGGGTTTGCATTGTGGAAAAAGCGTGATGTACCTACTTGGTATCAGCAAGAAAGTGCTTGACAAAAGCCTAAATCCTGCTATAATATGTTATTAAATTGGAGTTTGTAATGAGAAACAGAGAAACACTTGAGGTAATTATTACCAAATTGAACAAAGCAATGAAAAGTCCAGATATTTCTATCCAAGAATATGTGTCGCTCAAGCGAGAATGCGACAAGTATTGCCTTGAATTGGCTGAAGTAAAACTTGGAGGAACGGGATATGCAAAGTACGCCTAATAGGGAGAAGTACATACTGGTCGACTGTGACGGAGTATGCCTCGATTGGGAACAAGCATTCTTCATGTGGATGCACCACAGAACGTTAGAGCCTGCTGTAGAGAACTACAAAGAACTCTACAACGTCAACGAGTGGTACGGACTTGACAGAGAGACTGGTAAGAGACTGGTCGCAGAATTCAATGCTAGTGCCGCTATGGGCTTTTTACCTCCTCTGAGGGATGCCCAGTGGTATATCAAAATGCTTGCAGAAAAGCACGGTTACCAGTTTATTGCGGTTACCAGTATGAGTAGCGATCCGTTTGCTCAGAAGTTAAGAATCAGCAACTTAAAAAAGCTATTTGGAGAACATACCTTTGCAGAGTATCACATCCTAGGGTGTGGTGATGACAAAGATGAAATCTTGATGGAACTCTCTAATAAATACGAAGGATGCTGGTGGGTAGAAGACAAGCCAGCCAACGCAATTGTTGGAAATGATCTTGGGTACAACAGTATTCTGGTAGAACATACTCATAATATGAACATGAACTTACCAGAAGAGATCCAAGTGGTCAGAAATTGGGAAGAAATTTACGCCCTAATTACGGAGTAATAAATAAATGGTTGATTTAATTGCAGGTAAAGACCTGCTTTATCTCGCACTTTTTTGTGTGGGAATTATCTGTTCATATGCATCTGGTAAAGCATATGGTTTAAATGTAGGCGGTGTAGTCGGTATGAATCTCATGAAAGAGTTTTTCAAAAGCAAATTAGGCGAAGATGAAGTCAATGAGATGGTCGACAAGGGACCGTGGAATTACGAAAACTGGTTGAGAAAAGTAAGTAGAGAAGGCTAAGTGAGTAAGTTATCGGATGACATTTTTCTAAATAGTTCCTCAGATGGCGCAAAGTCAAACGGACCAGAGATTAGACAATGGTTTCCTAGTGACACACCTGAGAACTGGGACCACAATGTAAAACACAACTTGAAGAAACTTCAGGAAAGTGGTTGGATCAAATCTGGTACCAAAGACGAACCAAAAGAAATCTTATATAGAATCAATAAAAATGGTTATAGAACTGACCATATCATACCTACCAGAATCGAACATAGGTGTGCATTCTTTCTAGGGTGCAGTAATATGTTTGGTATAGGTATTCATGAGAAGCACACCATACCATATCTATTTCAACAGGCACTGGATCAAACGCATAATACATTTACCTGTATCAATTTTGGACAGCCAGGTGGTTCGTTAGATTCTTGTGTCCGTACAGCCATGGCTTGGGCACCAATACTCAAACCACAACTGATATGCTTACTCTTGCCACCTGGGCTGAGAAGAGAGTTATGGAAACCACCATCAATCAATGCTGATATGATAGACGAAGGTAATACGTGGTTACAGTACGGAGTCAGAAGTAACATTCCTACTAATTACCAAAAGATCGTAGAAGAAATCTTTATCACACCACAAGAAGAGATGGTAAACACTGCAAAAAATCTATGGGCATTGAAGGGTCTATCACTCAATCACAATGCTAGGTTTCTTGTAGCATCCGCGTACCAGGTGCCAGAATCTATCAGTACAGAAACAACTGGTAAGGCTAGAGACTTGAAACACTTTTCAGCGAAATGGCACGAACATCTATATCAATATTTCTTTACGCAATATACCGAAAACAACACCAGCTATATACCACATATCTAAGGAGAACTGTATCAGCGCATGGAGAAAATACTCAGGGTAGCCTTTACTACAACACTAATGGTTATTTTTTTCTGGTCATGGCCTGCTCGGCTATTTACAGACAAAAGTAATTGCTATTTTTGGACACTGGAACAACTGATTACCCGAGGTGGTACAGCGAGATGGTACAACTCACAGAGATGGTTCGGACATCATGTGATATGGATAGACAAAGAAGGACAGGGTTGGGAGTACACCATACCAAAAATGGCAAGAAATACACCATGGTACAAGATGCTCTATTATAATGGTACGGTTCGTAAATTCAGACAGAGCCGCAAAGATCAGTAACTTGAACTAGAGAGGAGTCCACTTCATGAGCAAAAATACATCCACCTTTCAAGTGAGAAAGACACGCCACAACAGTCTTACGGATTTTCGTGAATGGCTCCTGAAGAACACCAAAGAGAAGCTGGTGTCATTTGATGGGTGCAATTTGGTAATGAAACGTGGAAGAAAGCATATCACATATGGTATGATCGACAGTGAGGTATATGAACATGAATCGAAATGAGTACAGAATCGCAGTGGTGTCAGGTGGATTTGACCCTCTCCACAGCGGGCATATAGACTACCTAGAGAGCGCATCAGAACTAGGGCACGAATTAGTGGTTCTTCTCAACTCAGACGAATGGCTCATACGGAAGAAGGGCACCGCTTTCCTACCAT